GGAGTAATAGGCACACCTCATAATGATAGAGTTCACAATACTGTTGATAATCACTGTTAGTGCATGTCCACTAGGGTTACAACTGGTGAGTCCTATCCACTCACCATTCACATTGTAACAACCAGCTATGGTCTCAGTCATCAAGCCTCTGCATACAGACATGTCCTCCTCAGAGTAACCAGCAAGCTCGCACATCATAAGCAACACCTCAAATGCTGCTTTTGTGAGTGCAATCTCAACAATCTGGTCATATGCTTTGTAGTCACCACCGACCATTCTTTCTGGTCCAAATTTTGTCAATCTCTTGTACATTTTGGTCCACTCTGGTCCGTAGCAATTCACACCTACTGCAGTCTCAAAGATGTCTGGGTTGTCTTGAATAAACTTGCCCATAGGCAAAAAGTACTTTCTCACCAAGTACAAATATGCAAAGGGCCCGCCCAGAAAAACTCTGACTTTAAGCTTGTTAATTTTCACAGCTTCATCTTTCAAATTGCACCTAAAAGCTACATAGCACCTCTGACCGCGCTTCAACTGCTCTTCCATCTCATAAATGTCTTTCTTCATCTGAGTGGTACAATCATGCGCATCACAGATACCCTCAATAGGTTCTGTGACTGGATGCAAGAACTCCTTCTTTGGTCTGCAATATGGTATACCCATGCTTGTATTCTTGTTCATGGCATCTATACCTTTGACACCATCCAAGCCACTTATAATGGCATGGTGTTCAAGTGGTTTTATGTCCACAAAGTCTTTCTTATGATTAATGAATTTTTTCACATGGTTCATATAGTCATGCTTGGCTTCTCTAATCAAATCAGCTGGAATACAACTGGGCTTGGAAACATTGTTTAGCCACACGTTAATGCCAGTGAATGATGATATAGCCTGTGGGGCTTCATGCAATCTTGGGGTGTGCCATCTCTCACTTAAGTAATCAGACCATTTAGTAATCCTAACACTGCTTCGCAATGTTGTTTTTGGCTGAGTACTATATCCTAGATGATCATATTCACCACCAACATAATTTGAAGTGCTGTAAGGCCTCTCTTGGTCAGTGTATCTCCACACAGTACCAGGAAAATCAAGCCACCTTGTATGGTCAGATGATTCATGCAATAAGGAATGTGGAACTATGGGATCTTCCAAATCGACCACAGCCTGCTTAATATCATCCCTAAAAATCATGCAGAATCGTCCTGCTGTGCCACCAGTGTCGCCTGCTGAATGCAAGCCTAGAATAGTAGGACCAGAGGACCTATCTGTTAAAATGACACTGCCACACATACCTGACCATGTAGGCTTTTTGGCAACATATGCACCACCCCAATATGACAAATGAAACTTGGGAAGATCAACTTTTGAAGTTGAACAGTTTACTTTCTGCTGTCCAAAATCTAGTTTAATCTGAAGAAAGTCATCTACAATGTCTTTCTCAATCTTACCATGTATGACCCTAGAGCCTATGCTACGCTCTGCGGATCTCTCAATGTCATCTGGATTCTGATTTGAGCCTTGTGGAAACAGGGATATCAGATTTTTCTGATCACCAATAGATGGTGCCCTGAGCACACAAAAATCTGTATCTCTGATACGAGACCAACTGCCAGATATATTAATTTTCTTTGAGCAGTTTCGCCCTTCAGTTCCAGTTCTGTAGATCCACATGTACTCAAATTTGTTATGTCTCAACATATGCCATGGAACAATAATATGTTCTGACATAAATGGAAAGACAACACAAGTTGACATGGTTGCTTTTTCATCTGTACCCTCACTAAATCTCGCACACCACAATCTTGATTGTATGGCGTTTGACATTTGCTCTGCAGAAGCTGTTTTCAAATCCCAGTTAATTGGCATTGGCTTAACAAACTTCTCTGTATATACATTCTTGACATCCGACAATCCCTCAACTTTGGATAAATTGAGGCCTTGTGGTTCAATGTTTGCAGTGACTCTCCACATCTTATATGCCGTATGAATAGTAGCTGCTACTGCAAGAAGACCTCCAAGCTTAGCCAAACTTCTCATGGTCGGCTTATAATCATGGGTCCTCAAGCACAGTATCAAACTCTGTTGCAAAGGCATTTGGTATATCATATACACCTGTTTTATAAAGACAAGTGCTGACACCAAAAGATTTGTGAATGTTGCACTCACCAACCCAAAAGTCAGTGTAGGTACAAAAAGCCACATGAGGTTGAACAGTGCAAATTGCCCACATGCAGTCAACCAAAACAACTTCCATGGCATGAATGTTGTCTTGACTGTTTTAAC